TCGCTTACCTTCAATAGCAGTTTGACCGAGACAAGCCATCATCTGGGCCACGTTAAGAGGCTCACCTTTAGAGCCAGAACGTACCATTGCTAAAAGACGATTCTCAGATGATAGCGATGACTGTCCAAGAGTACCAGCATCAGATGTAGCTTGATTCAGAATACCGAATACCTGGTCTTCAAACTCTTGTTGATTAGTTTTACCAGTATTATTATCAAACAAATCAAGATGTACTTGTAAAATTACTTGTTCCACTTGTTTTTTACGTTCTTGAATTTTTGTATCAATTGCTTTCTTAGTATCTTCATCAGCAATCAAATCGCTAATACCAACACTAAATCCATTTAATACAAGGAAGTTTTCTACTGTATTTTGAAGGGCATCAAGTAGTTCTACTGTATCTTTAGGACCATAATCATTATAAGTTACGTGAATAATACCTTTGGATGGCTTCATAAAGATATCACCATCGATAACACCCTGTTCAATGTTACCTTGTACAATCTTCACATGATTAATAGAATCTTTACCGTCTTTATCTGAATCAAATGACTTATTGCCCATTTCAATATTAATTGGAGCAAGTAGAGCACTTAGTACTTGTTGACCAGTCCAGCGCTCTTTACCTTCTTCACCACCACGAGCAGTTGGCATATTACCATCAAAACGTTTATTCCACATCATTAAATTCATAAACTCACGACGAGTAAATTGAATTCCTGGCTGTGTTAGACGATAAGAACCTACAAGTGTATCTTGATATACACCAATCATTGGCTTAGCATGACGAGGCGTAATAATATGATGAGGTACAGCAGCGATTTCTTCAAGTTCTACTTGTGCTTCATAGCTTTGAGGAATATGAGCATTCATTTCATCACCATCAAAATCAGCATTGTATGGTCGAGTAACAAGAACATTCATACGGAAAGTTTTGTAAGGAAGAACTTTTACACGATGACCCATCATAGACATTTTATGAAGTGTTGGTTGACGATTGAATAACAATATATCATTATCAAGCAGATGACGATTTACAACATCACCATTATATAGTACAATTTCTTTTGTATTCACGTGTTTAAGTGAAATCATACGACCATCTGCGCGTACGATGGTTTTAGCGCCTGGCCATTTATCAGCGCCATTTTGTACAAGTTTATATAGCTTGTCTAAATTGTATGGTGTAACTGCTTCAGGGCTTGTTAAATTCATTGCGATTTCAAGAGGGACACCAATTTCAGCCACACTCAAGTTAGGATCAGGTGTAATAACTGAACGTGCTGAGAACTCTACACGCTTACCTTGAATATTGTAACGGATACGACCTTCCTTACCACCAAGACGTTGTTGAATAGACTTTAGAGGTCGACCTGAGCGTTGGGCAGATGGTGCTACACCAGGAATTTCGTTATCAACAAGTGTAGCTACGTGATATTGTACTACATTAGTCATTTCATCGATAACATTTTTATTAGAATTACCTTCAATCTTGTTTTGTAGAAATTTATCATTTTTAATAATATCAAATAGTTTATGCGTTAAGTCATCTTCTGATCGTTGATTATTATCTTGAACGACTGATGGTCGAACTTGAGGAGGAGGGATACGAAGAACTGTACAAATCATCCAATCAGGACGGCACCAGTAACGAGAGAGCCCCATGAAATCAACATCTTCATCTGTAATACGACGGAATAGTCGATGTACATATTCAACTTCGAGGGGTTGTAATTGTTTTAGTTCTTGATAATTGGCAACAATTCGTGCAATACCTTCACGAGTAAATTTATCAGGCTGTTGAGCACCACAACCATCTTCAGATTCTTGACCACAACGTTTAATATTTGATGAAAGAGCTAATACTTCCTTCCAACGAGCTTCTCCTTTACGATTAAGTAGGTCTTTATGAAGTTCTTTATCAATACGTAGTTTGGAGCATCTAATACATACACATTTGAGAACATTCATAATCATTGGGAGAAACTGAATGTAATATACTGGGCGGGTAAGTCTGTAATGTCCAAAGTGGCCGGGACAACTATGATTGGTTTGACCGCAAGTGCGGCATACTTTACCATTTTCAAGAACACCCATACGTGGGTCAAATAATCCACCAATTTTGGGTTCATTACCGTCAAATAGGATTTTCTCGGATGTGATTTCTACTACGGAACTACGTTCAATTTCTTCAGGTGAGAAGATGCTAAATTGTACTCCAACGATAGACTCAATGTCTGAAGTATGTTGATTGAAACCGGCTGGCATTCTCTGTCTTGGATATAGAAACAAGTGTCTAAGTTCTAGTCAAATTTTTGTATGTCTTTAAATACTTTTGAAGTTGTATTCAATTTTCATCATATTTGATATTTTAACTTGGTATTTATTTTTTATTTTAATTTATTTCTTAATAATACTATAAATGTAAATATGTAAAAAAATAATAATATATAAAAAATATTAATATTTTTATTTATATGGTTTAAAGATAATATATATTTACTTTATAATAATATAATATGAAGTTAAATGTATTAATTTTTTCAAATGAAAGTGAGACAAATTTTGAAAATTGCCCAAATAAACATTATATATGGAATTTAATTAGATCATCTGAAATATCCACTTTTTCAAAATTAAGTAAATTAATTCGTCAATTTAAACCTGTTGTATTATGTTATACTGGAAATATTGATGATTGGTCTATAATTAATCAATTACCAAATGAATATAAAAAAATATTAATTCAATTTGAATCTATTAAAAATATATCTAGTTCTATTATTGAAGATACATATATTAATTCTATAACTAATAATACAGATAATTTACCACTTTTTAGTGTTATTACAACTACATTTCATTCTGATAATAAAATATTTCGTCCATATGAATCTCTTAAACGCCAGACTTATAGAAATTGGGAATGGATTTTATGGGATGACTCTAAAGAAGAACATACTGATACTTGGAATCAACTTCTTAAATTTCAAGACGAAGATATACGAATTCAGTGCTATAGAGCTCCACAACATTCCAGTTATATAGGTGAAATGAAATGGCGTTCTTGCGCATTATCTAAAGGTGAATGGCTTGTTGAATTAGATCATGATGATATAATTGATGATAGATTATTTGAATGGTGTAATGAAGCTATAACAAAATATCCAGATGCTGAATTTATTTGTTCAAATAATATTGAATTACATGAAGAAAATGAAGATGCTTTCTCATATGGAGATTTTATGTCTTTCGGATATAATTGTTATCATAATGAATGGATACGTAATAAATGGCATTCTGTATATCATGTTCCTCATATAAATCCTAAAACATTACGCCATATTGTTGGTATTCCAAATCATGTTCGTATATGGAAAAGAACATTTTATGAAAAAATTGGAAAACATAATTCTAAACTACCAGTATGCGACGACTATGAACTATTATTACGAACATTCCTAAATGGAAAATCTATAGTATTAGATGCGCCTCTATATTTCCAATTTAGAAATAATGGAGGAAATAATTTTACATTTTTAAGAAATAGTTTAATTCAATATTTAACCCATAAAATTAAAGATAAATATTTCTCATTAATTGATAATAACTGGAAAGTTACTAATTATGAAGATAAATATAATGATACTTATAAAATATGGGAAAGAAATTATGGATTTACTTTTAATAAAGGATACTATATATATATGCCAAATATTACATCAAATACTGTAAGTATTATTTTAACAATTGATGATGAGTCTACAGATGATATAATTTCATCAATTGATAGTATTACTAATCAAACACACACTGATTGGTTAATTTATTTAATTGGTAATAAATCTTCTACTTTAGATAATACTATGAATATTATTAGACAAAAATATAATGACAGTATTATTAATAAGATACGTTGGTGGAATTTAAGTGAAAAACATAATAGACAAATATCACTGAATTATGCGCATAGAATGCTTGTCAATACAGAATTTATATCATATTTAGAAATTGGTAAAAAATGGAATAATGATTTTTTAACAAATTCTTTTAATAAACTAAAAGAAAATAATATTGATTTTATATCTGAAACTACTGATTTATCATTATATAATTCTTTTCATAAATATAGTTTCTTATTAAAGTTTGATTATTTATCAGATGATAACTTTAAAATATATTAATTACTATTCTATCTTTCCAATAGTTTGAGTTTATATTAAATGTACATTTAATTTCTAGTTCTTTATACATTGATACATCAATCTCACGTTTTTCATCTCTTGATAGAATAATATTTTCATCTATATATTTATATTTACTTGAAACTATTTTTTTCCATTTTGGAATATACAATTTAAGTTTAGTATAGTCATTTTCTATTGTCTTATCAATTACTATACCTTTAATAATATTATCTTTATTTAAAATCGCATCAAGAAAATCTAAATCTCTACTAAAATTTCTATTATGTTTTGCTCTGTTGTTTATATCATATATTGCTATTGGAACTATATATTTATTTTTTAAATTTCTAATTAATATTTTTAATACTCTTTGATTTACTAAATCAGCATATCTACGAATTGGACTTGATGTATGAGCATAATTATCTGATTCTAATCCATAGTGAATAGTTTCAATCTCATCTGCCAAACAATATTCAGCAGAAGAATATGCCAACATCTGTAAATCAGGAATGTTTTTTTTATATTTTTCAAGTTTTTCAAAGTTTGGCATAGAATGTTTTCTTAAAATACCCATTCCTGATTCTTTTAACATTTTACCAGCTTCTTTATTATAAAATAACATACATTGTTCTATCCATTTATGTGAATCTTCTAATATATCTTTAGCTAAATAACTTGCAATAGCTGACAATATAGGTTTATATTTTGATTCTGAATTTTGAAATTCATCATATGTATATGATTTATTTGTTTTAAGAATGGATTCAAACCATTTTTTATTTGTAATTTCTTTTCCATCCCAAATAAATTCTAATGAAATTCCATATGATTGTCTATTCGGAATTAAAGAACATACTTCTTCAGAATATTCTTTAGGTAACATTGGACGAAGTACTTTTCCATCATTATCATATAAAGTCTGTCCAATTAATGATGCGAATATATCAACAACTCCACCATCCTCAACATATGTTGCCACATCACTAATTGTAATTATTACTTTCCATATATTTTTTTCTATTTCTTCAAATGTAAGTACATCATCCACATCTTTACAACCAATAGGGTCAATATTGAAAGTAAATCCAGTAATTTCTTGACGCATAATATTTTCAGTTGTTTTGGGTGGATAAGGTCCTTTAGGATATTTCCAGGGACTAGCCTGACAAATAAGTGCCTGTTTTTCTGCTTCATATTCACCTGAAATTCCTATAATTTGTTGTAACTGCCCACGTGGAAATGTTGATGATACTAACCATTCATCAAACTTAATTAAACCTATTCTATTTTTTGATACATCTTTTTCAGAACATCCTACTATAAAATTCGGATAAGATTTATTATAAGGAGTAAAGAGGTATATAGGGATACCTCGTGATGTAATTCCAAATTTCGATTTATTTGTAAGTTCCAGTGTACCAACAATAAGAGGATATTCATCTCGTAGTTCAAGTTGGCATTTTTCATTTGTCCAGATAATATGATCTCCTGGGAGACATTTATTAGCGATTTTTGCTCCTGAAAATCTATGTAATTCATCTCCAATGTCACTCAGAATAATAAATTCGGAATAGTCTTTACTTTGTAAAATACCTTGAATACTATTAGGTTTGTCTTGGAATTGTTGAACACCGAGTAGTTCTTCAAGTATCTTATTAGCTTTACTCATCTTACAAAATCTAAGATGTGAATATAAATCAATTTTTAAATTGTGTATTTATAAAAATGAGTTGTGGTAATCGCTTTCAATGTGGTCTTACAAAATTATCTCGCAATCAATTTCAACCCGACAAACCATCTAATCCTGAACTTCACAATGAAAATCAAAAACGCCTTAATGAATTACTTAAAGCACGCGAGGATATAGATAAACAATTTCATAATAATAATATACAAAATATATCATCTATTTTAGTTAAAACTGAAGATATATCTAATAATTTTACAGCTTGGAAAGTGCCATCTACTTCAGATTATCAAGCTAAGATAAAGTAAATTTCTTTTTTGAAATTATTAATAAATTAGAAGGAATTGAAACAACTATAGTACCTATAAGTTGGAAAAAAATAAATTGAAATTCCATTGTTAATGTA